GGCGGATCGTCTGGAACGAGATGTCGGTGATCCGGTTGTGCACGGACCCGTAGTTGTTGACGTAGAACTCGGCGAACTGCTTGCAGGTGAACAGGGCGCTGGCGGTGGCGTCGGTGGTGCCGCCGGTCAGCAGGTTGTCCGCGCTCCAGGAGCGGACACCGTACTGGGCGATCGAGGCGGGGTCGGTGAACAACGCTCCTTCGATGTCGCCGTCGTCGATCCCGACCGGTGTGGCGGCCGCCGAGTTGATGATCTTCGAGAGGGAACGGCTGAACGCGAATGTGCGCAGCTGCGCCAACGTGTAGCCGCTGGCGTTGACGGCGGCCCCGTCGCCGGCGCCCCACTCGTGGAAGTCCCACACGCCGGGGCCGACGTCGGCGGACACGTCTTCGGGTGCGAAGCGGGCGTGCCGGTCGGGGCAGATCAGCCGGCCGATCCGGTCGCAGTACGCGTTCGCGACCGCGGGGAACTCGGCGTCGCAGGTCTCCTGGATCGCCGCCAGCGCCGGCTCGCCGGGGCTGTAGACCGTTTCGTAGAGGTCGATGTTGCCGGGGAACACCTCCCACAGCGTGTGCGGTATCCCGAGGTCACCCAGGATGCTGTAGAGGCGGTGGTTGAACGTCGTCGGCTCGTAGTAGACCTGGCCGTTGGATTCGGCCGGGGGGGTGCCGCCGAACGTGGCCGGCTGCATCTCCGCCGCGCCCAGGAGCTCGAACAGGTCGACGAGCGAAACCACCAGCCGGTTGAGCTGCTGGGACGGGTCGATCTCGTAGGCGTAGTCGTCCACGAACCCGCGGAACCTCGTGTCCCAGTCGCCCGTGACCGGGTTCCTTCTCCCCAAAGCTGCTTGGAGGAGCGGCTGCAGTTTGCCGTACCAGGGGCCGGACGGGTTGGTCGGGTCGAGGATCCCGTCGGGGTCGACGATGCTGACGGTGGCCCGGCCGGCGTCGGTGCGGTCGAGCTCGTACTGGCGGCCCCGGTCGATCGTGTACGACGTGACGAGGTTCGGGGTGCTGTCCAACCGGGTCCAGGCCGGGTTCGGCTCCAGGGCGGGGTCGTCGAACGCCAACAGGAACCGGCCGTCGGGCAGCGGCTCCCGCGGCGGCGCAGCGGTGATGGTGACGTCGACGTCGGTGTAGATGTAGGTGTCGCCGGGGCCGTCCAGCGCGCCGTAGGGCGGGTACTGGACGCGGACGGTGACGGTCCCCGGCGAGATCCCGGTCACCAGGCCGCCGCGGCCGTGGCCCGACGACACGGTCGCGATCCCTTCGTACAGCTCGGGCGGCTGGATGTAGTAGCCGCACACCAGCGTCAGGTCGGCGTCGATGCTGGAGTCGTAGTGGCCGGTCGCGACCAGCTGCACCTGGGCGTGGTCGGTGCAGGTTCCCGGGTCCGGCACGACGGTGATCGTCTCGAGGGTTCCGAGCGTCGACACCTAGCGGCCCCGGCGTGGCTGCGGCCGCTGCTTGGAGCGTTTCACGAGCTCGTCTTCGAGCGCCGGCACGTCCTGGATGCCGTGCAGGTTCAAATTGCCGATCGTGATCACCGAGCCGCCGACCGCCGGTTTTGATAGCCCCGGCGTTCGCCCGGGCACGTTAATTCCTGAGACGCCGGCCTGCTTCGCGAGCCTCAGCCCTTCCGGGTCGTTCCACCAGTCGATCCGCATCTTCGGGCCGCCGCCGAACTGGACGAACTGTTCCGGGTCAACCTTGGGCCGCTGCTTCAGCAGCCCCTTCAGTTTCTGCTGTTGCCGCCACAGCTCCGAGACCAGCTCGAGCTTGCGACCCTCGGCTTTGATCCGGTCTTGCATCGCCGCGATGATCTTCCGCTGCCAGGAGATGTCGTCGTTGATGCCCTTCGTCGCCTCCGCCTTTTCCAACCCGAACTGGAGCCAGTCGATCTTCGTTTGGCGTCGCTGCTCCTGTTTCGACTTGATCGCCTGTTCGTTGTCGAACAGCTGCTGCAGCAGCTCCGGGGTGGCGCCGCTCTCGGCGATCTGTCGTCGGAGCGCGTCGTTGATCCTCCGGATCGTGGCGATGTCGTCCTCGACGCCGGCGGTGACCTCGGCTTTCGCGAGGCCCAGCTGGAGGGCAGCGATCAGGTCTTGGGCGTGTTGCTGGCGGGCCGCTTTGATCTGGCGGAACACGTCGAGCAGTTTGTCTTCGAGGTTGAGCCAGCGGGTGACGTCTTTGGTGGCCGCCATCCGCTTCTGGATCTGGGCGGCGATCTGCTGCAGCACCGCGATCTGGCCGGTGACGGCGGTGATGTCCTGGACGCGGCCGAGCTGGCGGCCGATGGCGGCGTCGAACCAGGCGTTCCGCATCTCGGCCAGCGTCTCCCCCGTCTTCTTCTTCGTGGTGGAGCCGCCGCCGACGTCGCTGGGTGGTTTCGCGGTGCCGCCCGCGGACGGGGGGATCAGGGCCGGCGGTGTTTTCCGGCTGCCGTCTGCCATGCCTTGCGCCAACGCTTTCGTGATCGTTTCGCCGCCGGCCTGGGCTGTTGCCTGCAGGTCCTGCAGTTGGGCCTGCATCGTTTTCTTGAGGTCCTGGAAGACGCCGCCGCCGAGTTTCCGGGGTAGGTGCGTGAACGGTTCCAGCAGCGCCAGAATCACTTTGGTGGCCGCGATCTGGGCGAGACGGCCGAGCGCCGCCAACGCGTCGCCCAGTCCTTTCCAGAGGATCCGCCCGATCTCTTTTCCGATCCCAAGCAGGATCAGTTGGTTGACCCGGACGGCCGCGACCAGGAACCGGGCGATCGCTTCGATGACGGCTCTCCAGTTGACGGAGCGGAGGAACACGATCAGGGCGCCGACCGCCAGGCCGATCCCGTCGACGAGGCGTTTCCCGAGCTTCTGCCAGTCGACCCGGTTGATCAGGGAGCGGAGCCCGTTCAGGGCGGTCACCAGCGCGTCGCCGAGCCGGCGGGCGGCGCGGGAGATGACCCCGACCCAGTCGACCGCTTGGATCGCGTCCCCGATCCTGGTGGCGAGCCCGCGGGCCCAGTCGGCGAGCCCGGCCCAGTTGATGTTCCGCAGGCCGTCGATCGCGTTTGTGACTTGGCGGCGCAACAGGTTGAAGAGGGTGCGGCCGGCGTTCTCGATCCCTTCCCAGATAATCGTCAGCTTCGCCCGGGTCGTGGTGGCGGCCCCGATCCGTTCGACGAAGTCGTTGAGGCCGCGCAAACCGCCGGCGAGCCGGTCCGCGAGCCCGCCGACGGCGGGGGCCAGGGAGCCGACGAGTTCACCGGCGAGGTTCCGGAACGACTCCTGGAGTTTCTTGAGCTGGCCGGGGAGGCTGTCCCCGAACGCCTTAGCGGAGCCGCCGAACTCCTTGTTGAGCTCGGCCAGGATCACCCGTTGGGCGTCCATGACCCGACCGGCTTTCGTGAACGACTTGATCTGGGCCACCTGCGTTTTCGTGAACGCGACCCCGATCCTCTGCAGGCGGGCGTAGCCGCGGGCGGGGTCGTTCAACGCCTTCCCGATCTGCAACGCGGCTTTGGTCGCGTCGATCCCCATCGCCTGCGCCAGGTCGGCTGTGGCTTTGGTGGCCTGGTTGAAGATGTCGTTGTTTTTGCCGACGACGTTACGGATGTTCGTGAACGTCAACAGCATGTTCTCGCCGGCCTGGATCGCTTCGTCGTCGGCACCGGAGTAGGCCGAGATCGACGAGGCCAGCTTGTCGACCTGCTGCGCTGTGATCCCGGCGGCGTTGCCGGTTGATTTGAGGACGGCCCCGGTCTGGGCGGCGACCTTCTCGTGGTCTGAGAACTCCTGGATGCCGGCGCCGACCGCGTCGCCGAGTTTGCGGAACGCGAACGCGGCGGCCTCCACGATCGCTGTTGCTTTCACGAGCGTGCCGACGCCGACGCCGATCTTGCCGATCTGCTGGTTGAACTTGGCCGCGTCGCGGCTCGAGGATTTGAACGCCTTCTGGAGCTTGCTGGCGTCGCCGACGATCTCGACTTCGAGTTTGCGGGTCGCCACCTATTCGCCTCGGCCGTGGAGCGCGTTGAACATGTCGGCGCAGCCCAGCAGTTGGGCCGGGGTCAGATCCCCGACCTCACCGGGGGCAACGGAGAAGAACCCGAGGCGGGCATCCCAGATCCGTTCAGGGGGACGGCCGATCTCTCCGAACTCGCGTGCGAACCTTCCCCACTGGAGCTCGGTTTCGCGGATGTCCCAGGGGGAGGAGGGCCGGCATCGTCCCCGACCTCGATATCGTCGGTTTCCAGCCGGATCGTGGTTCCGAACGGCGCGTCGACGAGCTTGTCGTACACGGCCGGCACGTCGGCGGGTTCGACCTTGGCGGCGCGGCGCAGAGCGATCGCGGCGAAGACCGCGAACAGCTCCGGGTCGGCGCCGACGAACCCTTCTTCGATCGTCATCGGCAGGTAGCCGGAGTGGCGTTTGATCCACCCCCACTCGCGCGTGGTGAGTTCGTTGTTGACGAGGTCGAACTCGTAGCGGCCGTCGTAGGGTTTCACGTTCTCGAGGACGATGTAGTCCATCAGCTGTCCCTGTTGAAGTGGTCGGCGACCCGGTCGAGCGCCCGCTCGAGCTGCCGTTCGACCTGGTCGACGTTGTCGGTTAGAGCGGGCACCAACGCGCTGCGCATCTGCAGCGCCCCGTACTCGGGATGCCGGCCGGTTGTGCGGCGGAGCGACTGTTCGACCGCGACGCCACGCTGCCGCACCCGGGTTTTATAGCCGGCCGCCGAGCGCGGGTCGACGGGGGAGAACAGGCCGGTGGCGTCGCGGCGGACGACCTCGCCCACGTCTTTCAGCGCTGAGCGCAGCTCCTTACGGGAGTCGCTGTCGGCCCGCTGGAACGCCCGCAGAAGTTCACGGTAGCCGTTAACCGCGAGGGTGCCCTGCCGTGCCGCCATCGTCAGGCGGCGGGCGCGTTGAAGAACTCAAGCCCGGCCGGGTCAGCGGCGGTGAACTCCACTGAGAACGTCTCGATCTCGCCGAACGTGGCCTGCGGACTGTAGGTCAGCACCTGCACGTTGCCGCGCAGCTCGGGGTTGGTGGCGGACACGGTGGCGGTCATGTCGGGCTTGGCCGTGAACGGCACGATTTCGCGGTCTTTGTGGATCGGGTAGATCGTGGCATGGACCTCGCCGGTGCCGTAGCTGGCGTAGAACTCGACGGTCACGCTCTGGGTCGTCTGGCCCGCCAACTGTTCGGTGACCCCGGTGGCGTTGAAGCCGCCGGCGTCGACCCGTTCGTGCTCCGAGCTGAACTGGACGTCGCGTACCAGACCGAGGTCGAAGTCGACCCCGTCCACGGTCACTTGCCACTTGTAGGCGATGCTTTTAGGCATCCGTGTCATCCTCCTTCTCGTGCTTGTCGTCGCGTCGGATGACGCGGATGGAGCCGCGCTCTTTGGCGCGGCGTTCTTCGTCGGCGGTCAGGTCGGCCTCGAACGTCTCGCCTTCCTTGTGGCCGCGAAAGCCGGTGG